CACGATTTCTATATCATTGTCAACACAATAATCCTTTCCTGTAAAGTCTTTATCAATATAATCACTACCAATTATTCTTACATCTATTGGAAGTGACTTCAACACATCTAGTAAATCTTTCTCGGAATTATATACGACGATGTCGTCTACAAAACGTGTTGCTGATAATTGTAATTGTCGTTCAAAGACAGATTGAATAGGTTTGTTTTTCTCTGGTCGATCCACTGACGGATCATTTTGTAATGCAACTATGAGATAGTCACATACTTGTTTGGCTTCTGCCAACATTGCTGCATGACCAGCATGCAATAAATCAAAAGCACCGGCCGTAATTCCTATACGGCCTTTGCTCTCTACATCACCGTTAAGCCACTTGAGCATAACTTAATCCTGTAAAAATTCTGTTCCGACTCCGTCCAGAAGGTCATTGACCATATTGAGTTTGTCTTGAGCTTCTGCTGCTTTACCTACTTCTAACTCGATAGCTTGTACAAGTTCTGGATGTTCTCCAATACCTACACTCTTCTCTTTGTATACAAGTACGTTAGCTTTTGCAACAGCAATGTCTCCTAACAATTTTTGTTTAAGTGCTTGCAGTAACATATTAGACATTCTCTAACCTGGCCATTAGCCTTTCAGCTCGATTAGTAACTTGGCGATACCACTTGCTGTCTCTTCCTTCTACAGCAGCAGTTTTCCAGTCACCAGATTGAATAGCAGCATTGTGCTTTCTGAAACCAGAGAGTCTTGTTCTCCCCATATTAAACATCATGTTAGCAACAACTTGCTTTACTTCTTCTGGGTATCCGTCCCAAGCGTCGTGAAGGATTTTACAATCAGCAATAACTGATTCTACATCTTTTTCGAAACATTCCTTAACACGTTCTTCTGAGACTGGAGTACCAACCGACTGCCCATGTTCTGGGTCTGATTCCAAGACAAGATGGCCAATACCGAATGTAGGATAACCAAGGTGGTCATTATATATTTCATTGACTTGTCCCTCATCTATAATAAGTTGTTCTCGTAATTGTTCTAGATCCATTTGATCTCCTTTAAGTTTGGAAAATATACATTTCATGGTATATTTATAGAAAAAGATTGCCGGTCAGGCTGGCTTGACTGATCGCGGATTGCGATATTAGTGTTCAATTCCGATGCTACAATGCACAGTCCTAACCGACAATGACCACATTATACATGATCAAGTAGCAGAAGTCAACTATTTAATAGTGATTTCTACTGGTTTATCCTCTTCTGGGATCAATCTTTTCAGATCAATGATGAGGATGCCGTTGTCAACTTTGGCACTTTCTACTACGACGTCATCAGCTAATGTGAATTGTCTTGTAAAGTTCCTAGTTGCAATACCCTTGTGGATGTGCTCGTGTTTTTCAAGATCATCCGATCCTTTCTCACCTTTTACGATAAGCTGGCTTTTCTCTTTAGTAATACTAATATCTTTCTTACTCATACCAGCGACTGCTAGCTCAATGGCAAAGTGCTCGCTATCGTGTTTAATTATATTATAGGGTGGGTAGTTATCATGGACATGAGCTCTTGAGTTTAGTTCCTCAAAAATTCTATCAAATCCAACTGTGAATGGCCTGAATTGGCCGAATATATCTTCTTCTCGAAATGTCATAAGTTCCTCCTTTATTAAGCGAAGATTAATTTTGTGACCTCTAATGAGCATCACATAGTTATTTATATAACTATTAGCTATTATATGGTATCTTTTGCCAAAAAGTCAACAGAAGATACCATATTTTATCAACTTATTTGTCGTTTACAAATTCGTTGAACTGTTTCGCAACTGCAATAACATCTTGGGCAGTCATCGGTGTAGTTAATTCTACTGGATAATCTGGCCATTGAACATCTTTCTGTTCCTGTGCTCTACAGACCATATTGTGATATCTGTCTGTGATTGCGTGTCTGTTATCTTGCAATAACCCTTGTGCTTGCGAAAGCAAATCGGCTCTTATTTCAAAGCCACTTTTTCCTGTTGACATATTTCCTCCTGTGTGTATGTGTGTATTATGTCTATTTCTCTTCCGGAAGTACTACTTCTGGAGGAGTTTCTTCTGAGACTGGTTCTAAAGCCTCTTGAAGTTTGTTTTGCATTCCTTCCAATGCAACGAGGACTTGATCAAGATTAAATCTTGCATCCTTCATTTGTCCTTCTAATGTATTTTTCTTCTCTACGAGATCCATGGTTTGATCATATAGGTATGCTGATCTTTCATCCATGTCTGATACCAAATAAGTGGTACCATTTAGAACAACTTTAGGCTCATCTGCTTCGTGAGCTTGTTCCATTTGTTTGTCTAATTGACTCATCGTTTCTTTCCTATATTGTATTTGGTAATCAATTCCCAATCACCTTTTTGGTTAAAAGGAATTACCTTGATCTGACTAAGAGTAGCAACAGGTTCTTCTGTCTTCTTAGGATCCACCAAGTCTACCAAACCCCATTCTGCTAATAGGTTTGCAATTGTATTCCTTCGTGCAATATCATCTTCTGTAAAGTCTGTTGGCTTACCATCTAATGCAAACAGTTCTTTAAAGTGTGTGATATAATACTTACCTTGCTTATGCAATATATGGCAAGACTGAAATAGTGCATCTGACTTTTTAGATGCAACTCCGATTCTGGTTAGAGTCTCTCGTACCTTCAAGAAGTCATCAGGCTTCTTCAATTGTACTTCGACCATGTTATCTATTGTGTTCATTATCCTTCACCCCAAGGGTCATTTTTTCACGTATTATTCTTAATTGTTCTGCTGAAAGGATTGAGAGTACTTGTTTAGCTTTTGGAAGGGAATAATTATAAAATTCACTTACTACTTGTACGTCATCATCTTGTTCAGGTTTATGCCATTTGGCGAACCTTTTCTTAGGTCTAATACTATTTAGAAGAAACTCGTATTGGAGTTTATTATCTAAATGGTGTAGACGGTTCATCTCGTTAGCATACAACAAGGTATCCGTGAAATAGGATAAT